CCCCTGGGCGCGAGGTTTTCGTTGCGGAACTGTTTGCTGCCGCGCGCGGGGTGACACACGTACCCCTCGGCGCCTCTGGCGAGACCCTCGACGACAAGGCTCGACGCGACTACCGGCAGCGTGCCGAAGATCTGAATTTCCAGCTTGCCGAGGCGGAAAAGAACAACGACTCGGGCCGATGCGAGAGCATCCGCTTGGAAATCGAGGAGTTGGCTGACCAGATGCTCGCCGGGCAGGGTCTGGCCGGGCGGCCGCGCCGAAGTCAGGACGACCGGGACCGTATTCGGAAATCCGTGTCGATGGCCATAGATCGCGCCATTGGGACCATACGCAAGCACGCCCCCGCTCTCGGGGAGCACCTCGACAACTGTATTCACCGAGGCTACTTCCTCTCCTACTCGGGTTCGATCCCCTGGAAATTCTGAAATTTCTCGCGATGCCACGCCACTTGTGGCAATGCCACGCCGGATGTGGCGCCTCGTTATTGAAGGCGTTGCCCCGGCGTTCGATGTGAAGACGCGAGGAACGGTGAGAACCCCTCCGCGGCCTCCCGGCACCGGGCAACTCCTTGATTTCGAACGAGGAGTGCTTGGTGAAACCACCCAGATCAAAATCCTCCCTGACAGGGCCACAGCAGCGACTTGTCGAGTTGATGCAGCAGGTCAACTTCGGCCGGATCGAGGATCTGCTGGTGCGGAACGGAGTGCCGGTCTTCAATCCTCCTCCCCGCGTGATCCGGAAGCTGAAGGTTGGCGCGGACAACTCTCCCCGTCCCGAATACAGCTTCGATGACTTTCTGCTGAGGCAGCAAACGGAAGAGCTGCTGTCGGCCATCGAGCAGATGGGCGACGGCGAGGTTCTGGTCATCGACGTTCGCCACGGCTTGCCGTTTTCTCTCGAGGTCGAGCACCGGCCGGAGACAACGGGGGTGCGCCGTGGCTGATACGAACTTCGAGCCGGTGTTGCCTCTCGCCATGCGGGCGGTTCAGGTTCGTGGCGCGGCGGCGGTGGCCACTGGCCGGGTGACGGCGGCGGATCGCGAGGACCTCGAGCAGGAAGCCCTCCTGGGACTCTGGATGGCCCTGCGGCACTACGACGCGTCGCGTGCCAGCCTCCGTACCTTCCTCGAGCGCGTGGCGGACAAGCGGTTTGCCTCCCTGCTGCGGCGGCGCCGGAGTCCCTTCCTGATTGAACCTCTCGACGGTCATCGGTTCGCGACCGCCGACGGCATTCCGGCTGTCCAGTTCCATGTCGACTTCGAGCGCGTCCTCGCGCCTCTCGACGATCCCGACCGCGCGCTGGCGCTCTTGCTGGTCAACCACGGCCCTACCGAGATCAGCCGGATGCTCGGCGTCGCCCGGTCCACCGTCTACGCCCGCATCGCACGGTTGCGCCGGGCGTTCCTCGATGCCGGCTACGGCCCGACGGCCACGGGAGGCGCGCGGTGAACCACGATCGGGAAATCATCGAAATCCCCTGCGACCAGGTCCGCATCGGCGAACGCCACCGGAAGGACATGGGGGATCTGGAGGTCCTGGCCGCGAGCATCGCCACCGAGGGACTTCTTCAGCCCGTGGGGATCACGGAAGAGAACCTCCTGGTGTTCGGCGAGCGCCGCTTGCGCGCGGTGCGGGACGTATTGAAGCAGGACACGATCGCCGCGCGCATCGTGAGGGTGTCAAGCATTCTGGCCGGAGAGTATGCGGAAAACGAGATCCGGAAGGACTTTACCCCCTCCGAGCGCGTCGCAATCGGCAAAGCCATCGAGTCAGAGATCGGCAGCCGCCAGGGGCTGAGGACGGACCAGGGACTTGTGGGCAATTGCGCACAAGTTGCGAGCGGGGTCAAGACCCGCGAGATCGCGGCCGCCAAGGCCGGCTTCGACAGTCCCAGGACGTATGAGCGAGCCAAGAAGGTTGTCGAGAAAGCAGTCGATGAAGTCCTGGCTCAAATGGACGCCGGTGACCTGTCGATCAGCGCCGCCGCAGTGATCGCCGAGCAGCCACCGGAACGGCAAATCGAAATCGCTCGACTGCCCAAAGGAGAGAAGAAAGCCGAGGTCCGAAAACTACGCCGCCAGGACCTGCCCACGCCGGCCCAAGCGCGGCGCCAGGCGTTGGAGAGCGGCCTGGCTATCCTCGACCGCAATCTGAACTACCAGTTGCCCACACCGGAGTCGCAGCGGCCCATTGTCGAGCGCAACTACGCGGCGATGGCGGTTCTGGATGGGGTCCGCGCCATCGCGACTTGCAGCTATCCAGCGCCTGACATCGCCGCCGCCATCCGCAGCCTTGACACTCCCGACGTGGATTTTGCCGGTTCCTGCCGGAAAGCGGCTGCTTTCCTTGAAGCCATCAACCAGGAGATCGAACGCCATGAGAGTCAGTAAACGATCGGAATTGAATGAGGCCATCCGCGAAACCGTCGCCGAATTCTGCGCGGCAGGGCGGCGTTTCCTGAACCGCGACATCGTCGACGCAGTCATTGAGCAGCACGGGGACTTATTCGGCGAGTTGGGCCGCGAACTCGCGCGGGAGAAGCTGTTCGACCTCGCGCGCCGGGTCATGAAGACGACGGCCGAGGTTACCGAAAACGAGGCGCGGCTGCAGCTCGGCCTGGATCTTCCCGAGTTTGACATGCCCAACTTGATCGCCGTGCCCGTGGATATCGCGAATCCGCCCAATGGCGACTGCGAATGGGTCCCGGTCATGCACGCCACGGTTGCGGACCTGGACGCGAACCTGCGGATGCTGGATGTCCAGATTGCGGCCGATCAGCGCCGCCGCCACCACATCTTCATGCTGCGGCAGCGGGTAGTGGCCGTGGTCGGCGAGGACTCGGAATTGACGGTTGCTCAGGCAGCGGTCCTGGCTCGGGAGGGGCAGCTGGTATGACGCACGACACCTCCCCCATGGTAACCACCTACTCTATGTGGAACCAGTTTCGAAACTGCCGGAAGGCGGCCGAACTGCGGTATCTCCAGCATCTGGTTCCGCTCGAGCGGGACCGCAACCTGCACTTCGGCTCGCTCGTTCACGAGTGCCTGGAACTCTGGCACGGCCAGCGCGACCTGGCGCGGGTGCTTGATCTCATCGACCGGCGCTGCGCGGCTCGTGCGCAGGACGAGGACCAGAAACGCGACTGGCATCTGGCCACCGCGATGATGCGGGCCTATGCGGAGCGTTACGCCGAAGAAGAGTTCGAGGTGGTTGCCCTGGAGCACGTCTTCGAGGGGTCGATTGTGAATCCGGCGACGGGCGCCGCCTCGCGCAGCTTCCGCCTGGCGGGCAAAGTCGACGGGATCGTTCGCATCGACGGTGAGTATTTCATTCTGGAGCACAAGACCGCCTCGCAGATCGACTCCGATTACCTCGAACGCCTCTGGACCGACTTCCAGATCACGCTCTACGCGCACTACGTCGAGCAGACCCTTGGCATTCCCATCACCGGGATTCTCTACAACGTCCTCGTCAAGGCGCGGCTCCAGCAGTCCAGAGGTGAAACGGAAGACGAGTTCGAAGCGCGCCGCGCGGAGCTGCTTGCCAAGTCAAAGACGGGCCGTACGACCGCGCGGCGGCGCGAGCCGGAGTCCGACGAAGATTTCCAGCGGCGGCTGGCCGAGAAGTACGCGGATCCGGCAATGTTCCACCGCGAGCGGCTCTATCTCTCGCGCGACCGCTTCGATGTGCTGCGCGCCGAACTCTGGGAGTTGACGCAGGCTTTCCTCGACGCGCGCCGCCGCGGGGTCTTCTACCAGAACACTTCGTTCTGCTTCAACTACCAGCGGCCCTGCCCGTACTTCGCCCTGTGCCGGTCCAACGGCAATCCCAACGTGATCGAGAACTTCTACCAGCGCGCCGAGCCTAACGAGGAACTGCGCGTTCTGCCAGCCGGCTCGTCCGAATCCGCTTTCTGAATCCCAAGGAGACTGTGATGCCCATTCTTCCCACGACGAAAACCCCGCCCAAGCCGAGCCTGTCGGATCTGACCGTGCTCTGTTACGGGCAAACCAAGATCGGCAAGTGTCTCGGCGGCAACTCTCTGCTGGCCAACCCGCTCAATGGCCGCCTGATGAGGATGGAAGCGCTCGTCCGGGACCATCCCGGGCCGGTGCTGAGCATGAGGGAGGCGGGCCAGTTGAGACCGCTCACGCCCTCGGCCTTTGTCGAAAACGAGCCCGCTCAACTGTACTTGCTGAAAACCCAGACCGGCCGTTGGATCGAGGCCACCGCGAACCACCCCTTCTTGACCCGGGAAGGTTGGAAGCCGCTGTCGGAGTTGAACCTGAGCGACCGGGTGGCCGTCGTTGCCGAATATCCGCCGCTGGCGTGTCATGGCGATACCGACGATGAACTGGTCAAGATCATGGCGTATCTGATCGCCGACGGCAGTCTCGCCGGCAAGGGCGCCATCTTCACCAAGAACGATCCAGCCGTGCGGATGGACTTCGAGGCGGCTGTCGAAGCCAAGGGCGATGAGTGCGTGGAATTCGTCAACCAGAAAGGGGTTGTCCAGGTACGCGTCCGCGGCAAGCGCGGCCACCGCAACAACGTCATCGGTCACTTGCGGCAGACGGGGCTGCAAGGGCTGCGGTCCCGGGAGAAGTCCATTCCCGACTTTGTCTTCGGCCTGAAGCGAAGCAAGCAGAAGTTGTTCTTGAACCGGCTGTTCACCTGCGACGGCTCGGTGGAGGCGTCAGGCCGTATCAGCTTCAGTTCGACCTCGGTGCGCATGGTTGAACAGGTCCAGCACCTGCTGGCCCGCTACGGGATCGTCTCCCTGATCCGGGACCGGTTCTTGAACGGCAGCCTCTACGGCGCCGAGCTTTGCATCGCCGCCAAGGACGACGTGCTCCGTTTCATCGACAAGATCGGTTTTTTCGGAGAGAAAGCCGTCAAGGCGGAGGCAGTGCGGCAGAACCTTTACCAAGTGAGGTCCGCCGAAACGCAGCTCGACAGGATCGGTCCCATCCTGTTCGACCGCGTGACCTCGATCCGCCCCTCGCGGGTAGCGCCCGTGTTCGACCTCACGGTTGAGGAGACGCACAATTTCGTGGCCAACGACTTTGTCGTCCACAACTCGACCTTCTGCTCTCAAGCCGACGGCGCCATCTTTCTCGCCACCGAGCCGGGCTTGAACGCCCTCGAGGTCTTCCAGGTGCCCATCCTCTCCTGGGAAGACCTGCTGGCGGCCTGCGCCGAAATCGGCGAGGGCAAGCACCCGTTCAAAACCATCATCGTCGACACCGTCGACAACGCCCATAAGTTCTGCACCGAGTACATCCTGCGCAAGTACAAGGTCGAGCACGAATCCGACCTGGCCTACGGCAAGGGCTACGCGATCGTCAACAACGAATTCCAGCGCGTGCTGACGAAGCTCGCCTTCCTGCCCTACGGGCTGTACCTGATCTCGCACGCCAAGGAGATCGAGGTCGAAACGCGCACCGGCAAGTACACGCGCATCGTGCCGACGCTGCCCGAGAAGGCGCGCAAGATCGTGCTCGGCATGGTCGACATGGTCCTTTACTGCGATCTCGACGTATCGGCTGGCTCGGACGGCGAGCAGATCATCCGGCGCGTGATTCGCACCAAGCCGAGCCTCTACTACGAAGCCGGCGACCGCACGGGACGGCTGCCCGAGACGATCGACCTCGACTACCGCAAGTTTCTGGAAGCCTTCCAGGCGGCGGCCGGCGCGCCGCCGAAACCGCAGGCGGGCCCCAAGCAGGCCAAGTAATCCCATGACAGGAGACAACAGCATGAGCAGACATTCGATTGATCTTTCGCAGTTCGATGACGATTTCCGCGCCGAGCAGCCCGAAGAGCGCGGCGATTTCGAGAGCGTTCCCGACGGCAAGTATCAGGTCACGGTCGAGAAGGTCGAGCTGACCGAGGCGCAGTCCTCGGGCAACCCGATGATCAAGTGGACGCTGCGAATTCTCGCGCCGAAGTTCACGAACCGCCTGATGTGGCGCAACAGCGTCATCACGCAGAACACGCTCAAGTACGTCAAGACCGACCTGCACCTGTGCGGGCTCGATCTCGAACGGCTCTCGGATCTGCCGAATCACCTCAAGCGGCTGCTCGACGTGAAGCTCGAAGTGACCAAGCGCACCAAGGGCGACAGCGAGAACATCTACTTCAACCGCCGCATCGAATCGAGCCAGAGCGCAGCGAAGTTCCGGCGGGAGGCCGACGACGCCCTTGTGCCGTTCTAACGCAGCGCGGGCTAACATCGTCATCGACTCGCGGGAGCAGGAGCCATACTCGTTCGATCCCCGGCTAACGAGCGCCGAGCGGCGGGCGCTCCAGGCCGGGGACTACTCCGTCGGCGGGCTCGAAGACCAGGTGGCCGTCGAGCGCAAGACGCTCGATGATTTCGTCTCGACGGTGATCCACCGCAGGCGGCGCTTCCGGGAGGAACTGCGCAAGCTGAGCCAGTACCGCGCCGCCTGCGTGGTGGTTGAGGCCGAACTTCTCGACGTGCTCGGCAAACGCTATCGCGGCGAGGCCCGGCCTGCGGCGGTCGTCGGCTCGACGCTCTCGATCCTGCTCGACTACGGCGTGCCGGTCGTGTTCTGCGGAAACCGCCAGGCGGCGCGCCATTTCACGCAAGCCTATCTGCTGGCGGCGTGGAAGAGGTGGGGACGATGAAGGATCAGCGCCAGTGCATCCGCGGCATCATCGACACGGTCTTCTACTCGAGCCCCACGTTCAGTGCAGGCCGCCTGGTGACGCCCGATGGCGGCGAGGTGAAGTTCGCGGGCAAAGTCTTTGTCCGCGAGCACGACGCGGTAAGACTGGAAGGCCGCTGGGTGACGCATCCCAAGTACGGCCGCCAGTTCGAGGCCGAGTTCCTGGGCCACGACCTGGAACTCGATCCCGAGGGGCTTGCCAACTTCCTCGCCAATCATCCCGACATCAAGGGCATCGGCCCCGCCAAGGCGAGGTTGATCGCAGATCGATTCGGACGCGGCTTCGATGCAGCCATCCGGAACGAGCCAGAGTTGGTGGCGGCGGTGGCCAAGGTGCCGGTCGAGACCATCGGCGAACTGCGGCGGGTCTGGATCGCCAACAGCGATTTCAACCATGCCATGTCGCACCTGGCCGCCTACGGCCTGACCCATCACCAGGTCACTACGCTCGTCGGGAGGTTCGGCAGCCAGGTGGTGGCCATTCTTGAACGCGATCCCTATGTGCTGATGCGCGAGATTCCGGGCTTCGGCTTCAAGCGCGTGGACAAGATCGCCCGCAAGATGGGTACGCCCAAGGATCTGCCATCGCGGATTCGTGCGGGGATTCAGTATTGCGTGCTCAGTGCGCTCGACGACGGCGACTGCTGGGTCGAGTACGAGGATCTGCTCGACCGCGCCAACACGCTGCTCGTGATGGACACGCTCGACAGCCGGGAGGTGATCGAGCGGCATCTGGAAGCGCTGATCGCCGAGGGTGCGCTGGTCTCGCAGGCATTGGAGCGCCTCATTGTGGCCGATCCCGAGATCCACCGCATGGAAACAGACCTAGCGGCGATCTTCCGGGAGTCGCGCCGGCGCGGCCCGCATGCGGTAGCCGATCTTGATTCGTTGCTCGACGTGGAAGGCGGCGAGCTGACTTCCGAACAACGAGAGGCTGTCAGGAACGCGCTCACCTTTTCCATTTCCTTGATGACCGGCGGCGCGGGCAGCGGCAAGACCTACGCCGTGTCGACCATCGTGAGCATTGCCGAGCGGCTGGAACGAAAGGTTGTACTGGCGGCGCCCACGGGCAAGGCCGCCAAACGTCTGGAAGAAGTGGTGAGTCATGAGGCGAGCACCATTCACCGGTTGCTCGGCTTCAACGGTCACAGCTATGCGCGGGATGCGCTGAATCCGATCGAGGCCGACATCCTCGTGGTGGATGAGTGCTTCGATTACAAGCAACCCATACTCACGGAGGACGGCTGGCGCTGCATCGGAAGTATCGTCAACAACGAAGCGCCGGTTCGCGTCTGGTCCCGGAATCCAGTGACCGGAGAACTGGAACTCAAGCCTATCGTCCGGTGGCTGAAGCGTAATGCACCTAAGGAGCTCATCCACCTTACCGCAGGACGATCAAACAGTCAGCGGGACGCCCGTTCGATCCTCTGCACTTGCGACCACAAGATCCTCACGCCCTATGGCTACCGGCGCGCGGGAGAGATGCTGCCGGGTGAGGAAATCATAGTTCGTGGACCGGCATTCACTCCGCAGCAAAAATCGATCCTGATTGGCTCTCTGCTCGGGGATGGCTGCATGGGCAGGCGGAGAAGCGGCCACCCACAGGTCGTAATTACACACGGTCAGGCTCAGCTCGAATATCTAACGTTCAAGCAGAAAGCCTTTGGTGCTCTGTCAAGCGCCTTGAGACAGGGGAAATCCGGCTACGGGGCGAAAACCGTCTGGCGTTTGACGCTGGCGACAACCGACGAAACCTACCAGATCGCCCGAGAAATGATTCAGTCCGGCAACCACGGCTCGGGGCGGCGGCGCTGGATCCCTACCGACCGATTTCTGGAGTGGGTAGACGAACAAGCTCTTGCCATCTGGTACTTGGACAACGGGAGCCGCGCGACGCGCATCTTGGCTTCGGGTTCACAGACGCACTTTGCAAACCTTCACACCGAACGGTTCGGCCAAGCCGACAATTTACGCCTTGCCGGCTTTCTGAAAGCACGGTTCGGATTGGTAGCACAGGTGGCCCCAGACTCCCGAGGAAACTGGTTCCTACGCTTCAGCAAGGCCGAATCCGGGAAGTTGTTCGACATCATTACCCCCTTCGTCCCCGCCTGCATGGAGTATAAGATCCCCGGACGAGGAACCTACGAGTACGTTCCGGCGATTGAACCGCAAACCTGCGTGGCGCGGGTTCGGACCATGGAGCGCTGTCGGCCCAGCAGCCGTTACGTTTTCGATATCGAAGTCGAGGATCATCACAACTACGTCGCCGGCAACATCATCGTCTCCAATTGCTCCATGGTGGATGTCCCTCTGGCCTGGCGGCTGTTTCAGGCGGTCGACCTGACCAAGACCGCCGTGGTGCTGGTTGGCGACCACAACCAGTTGCCGCCCGTGGGCCCAGGGAACCTCCTACGGGATCTGGTCAAGTCTCGCATGATCCCGACGACAATCTTGACCCGGATCATCCGCCAGGCGGGGGTGCTCAAGGAGAATTCGACCGCCATCCTTTCGGGCGAAGTGCGGCCCACCACGGAGGTCCAAAACGGCGCGCGCCGGCCCTGGTACGTCATCGACCGCTTCAGCGACCGCGAGGACGTGCGGCGGATGTTGCTCTTGCTCTTCGAAGAAGTCCTGGCCGAGCGGCTCGGCTACGATCTGCTGCGCGACGTGCAGGTGCTGACGCCCACGCACAAGGGTCCGCTCGGCACGGCCGAGTTGAACGTCGCACTCCAGCGGCTGTTGCAGAAGAAACTGCGCGGCTTCGACGTGCCAGACGAAGCGCCCGGGCACAGGCCCGTCTTCTATGCCGGCGACAAGGTCATCCAGACGCGCAACGATTACGAGTTGGGCGTGATGAACGGCGCGGTGGGCTTCGTCTTGGAAGCCACCGCGAAGGGCGCGCTGATGGTCGACTTCGACGGCGCCGTTGTCGAGATCGAGCCCGGATCGGATGCGGCTAGCCGCCTGCAACTCGCCTATGCCTGTTCAGTGCACAAGGTTCAGGGCTCGGAATTCCCGTGCGCCATCGTCGTCGCTCACAAGTCGCACTCCTTCATGCACCACCGCAACCTCCTCTACACCGCGGTGACGCGCGCCAAGGAGTCCGTGATCCTGCTCGGCGACCGCTGGGGCATTGAGAACTGCGCGGCCAAGCGGCAGGTGGACCGGCGCAACACCTTTCTCTCCTTCCTGCTCGAACCGGAGGCACGCCCATGAGCGGTTCCGTGGATGTCCAGGCCTACTACCGCAAGATCACTGAGTTCGACATTGGCGGGATCGCCCGTGAGCTGCTCGGCGGCCGCATCACCGAAGAGTCGCCGCGCACGCTCTTTTGCGATTGCCCGAACCATAAGAGCCAGTCTCGCCGCTCCCTCCACGTCATGCTCGACAAGCAGGGCTGGTACTGCTTCGGCTGCGGCGTGGGCGGCGACCTGTTGCAACTGGTCGAGTTCGTCCGCTTCGGCGTGGTGACGCGCGGCCAGTCGGGTCCAATGCCGGAATCGCACCGCCAGGCGCGTGATTTTCTCGCCGCCCGCGCCGGATTGCCGCCGCTGGCTCAGCTTGCCGCTGGATCGCCTGAAGACGCGGAAGCCGGGCACCGCCTCACGCTACGCGTGCGCGAAGCGCTGACAGCGCTCGCCGAGATCTATCACCAGCGGCTCGTGAGCAACGCGGAAGTCTATTCGTGGTTCCGCGCGAAGTACGGCATCCGCGAGGAGACGATCGAGCGCCTGAAGATCGGCTACGCCGAGGACGGCTCGCCCAGCGCCGCGCGCCTGCTCATGGATGGGCTCGCCGCGTTCACGCCACGCGAACTGACAGCCACTTCCGCCTTCCGGCCCACGGCGCAGGACGGCATCGTGCCCTTCTTCGACCGCCGCATCGTCTTTCCTTACTGGAGCCGCGGCCACGTTGTCTTCCTGATCGGCCGCCGCACGCCGTGGACGCCCGATCACGAGTGGGAGAAGTCGAAGTACAAGAAGCTGGCCGTGCGCAACGACCGCAACCACAGCCATGTCGCGGCCTGTCTTCGCAACGATGTGCTCTACAACGAGGACGTCCTGCTTACGGGCCCCGACCGCATTGTCATCACCGAAGGCGTGACCGATTGCATTTCCCTCATCGAGCACGGCTTTGCGGCCGTCTCGCCCGTCACCGTCCAGATCCGCGAGGCGGACTGGGACCGGCTGATCTCGAAACTGGCGGGCGTGAAGACCGTCTACATCTGCCAGGACAACGAGGTTTCCGAAGCCGGACTTCAAGGCGCGATGAAGACGGCTCGCCGGCTGGCCGGGCACGGGATCACCACGCGCGTCGCGATCCTGCCGCTCGGCGAGAAGCAGACCGCGGCGCGCGCCAGGCTCGCCGAATTACCAGATGGCAGTCCTGAAGTCGACGCGCTCCGCGTGGATGCCAAGATTGACGTCAACGAATACTTCGCCTCGGGAAAGACCGCCGCCGACTTTGAAGCGATCCTCGCCGCCTCGCAGACACCGCTCGAGATGGCGATCGCGAAGTTGCAGCCAGACGCTCAGGACGTGGCGAAGATTCTCGATCCAATCCTGGTAGAGATCCATCAACTCGATCCCATCGAGCAGCCGCGCTACCTGAAGCTCATTCAGGAGAAATGCGGCAAAGGCCGGCTGCCCATCTCGGCCCTGCGCCAACAGATGAAGGTCGTCCGGATCGACGGAGCACGTGGCGGCAAGGGCCGACGTCCAGGCGCGCAAGCCTTGCGGGCCGTCAATGTCGGCGCTTCGTCGTGGCGCAACGATCTGCTGCTGAACCTCAACGGCACGGTCAAGCCCGTGCTGGCCAACGCCATCACCGCGTTGCGTGGCGCACAGGAATGGTCGGGCGCGCTGGCCTACAACGAGTTCTCGAACTGCACCGTGCTGCGCAAGCCCGCTCCGTGGATGAAGCCCGGGACGGGTGTCCATGAGGAATGGACCCCGAACCACGACGTGCTGGCGACCGAGTGGCTCCATCATCAGGGCATCTTCGTCCCGGTCGACGTGACGGGCCAGGCGATCGAAGCCGTCGCGCGGGAGTGCCCCTTCCATCCCGTGCGGACGTACCTCAAGGAACTCACCTGGGATGGCACGTCGCGCCTGGAATCGTGGCTTTCGGAATACCTCGGTGTCGATCCCTCGCCCTATGCGGCGGCGGTCGGCTCACGCTGGCTGATCTCGGCCGTGGCGCGCGTGTTCGAGCCGGGATCGAAAGCCGACTGCTGCCTGATCCTCGAAGGCGAACAGGGCATCCGCAAGTCGACCGCCCTGCGTATTCTGGCCGAGCCGTGGTTCACGGATGAGATCGCCGATCTGGGCTCCAAGGACGCGGCGCTCCAGACCCGGGGCGTGTGGGTGATCGAGATCGCCGAACTGGATTCGATGTCGCGCTCCGAGATTGGCCGAATCAAGGCGTTCATGAGCCGGGCCATCGACCGCTTCCGGCCGCCATACGGCAAGCGCCTCATTACCTCTCCGCGCCAGTGCGTCTTCTCCGGCAGCGTGAATCACGGGACGTACCTGCGGGATGAAACCGGCGGGCGCCGCTTCTGGCCGGTCGAGTGCAAGGCCGCGGTGATCGACACGGATGGCCTCGCCATCATTCGGGATCAACTCTGGGCCGAGGCGACCTACCTCTACTTCGAGGGCAAGCCGTGGTGGCTCGACTCGATGGAGCTCAACCGCGAGGCGGCCGAGGAACAGGCCGAACGCTACGAAGGCGATCCATGGGATGACTTGATCCTCAAGTGGGTCGAGGGCCGGGAGTCGGTGTCGATCCCGGAGATCCTCGCGCAGTGCATCGAGAAGAAGACCGACATGTGGACGCAGATGGACCGCAACCGCGTGGCTAGGTGCCTGAGGGCGAACGGGTGGAAGCGGTTCTACGCCCGAGAAAGTGGCCGGCGCGAATGGAGGTTCCGACGGTGAGGTGCACGAGGTGCACGAGGTGCACGTGTAGGTGCACGTCTATGGAGGCTCGTAAGCCATTCACAGGAAACCACTTACCGGCTAGGTTCACGTGGTGCACGTCTCCTGCTGTTAATTACTTTAAAAAAATACGCACACAAGGCGAGAGGAGAGAAATGTGAATGCATTTTTTTTAGAAAAAGAGAGAAACCCCATGCACCCGGTGCACCACGTGCACCTAAACTGACAAGTCTCCCGGAATCAATGGCTTCCGACGTTCATGTCTCCGGCCGAGACGTGAACCTGGTTCACGTCTCCCGGTGCACCACCCTGTTCGTTTCCACGAGCCTGGACACTTGGACCACCGGCCAGCCGGAAATCTTCGCCCGCGACGTCCAGATCAACGACACGGCCTACCGGCGGTTGGATCCGGAATACTACGCCTGGCTCCGCTCGCGGATGAATCTGGCGAAGCTCGCCGCCAGCGCGGGGCGGCTCAGCCAGGACGCGTTCGACGAGCTGCGCGAGAAGTTCAATGCCGTGCACGAGTGGGCCGTCGCCCATTTCGGCGAGGACACACTGCGCGAGGCCGTTCGCAATCTCGACACGCGCAACTACGCGCCTCCCGTCGCCGAACCAGACAAGCCGGTGCGACCCGCGCGTGCCGCCGAACACATCGCGTTTGACGCCGTGGCCATGGTCGATGCAATCCGCGATCGGGCGCTCGCGCTGGGCTGGACGGAAGATCTGCTCGACGCTGCGGCAGGCTCAATCCGTGAGCCTCTTTCGCGCCGCTGCGCGCTCGGTCATCTCCTCCGGCCTGGCGACCAGATCGGCGAAGTCACGCGGCAATCCATCGAGATCATTCTTGCCAGCGGCGTGCGCCAGCACTTCTACAATCCGGACGTCGAACAGCCCTGGATCCGGCGTGTCTGAAAAAAGTTCGCGGCGGCAGGACACCCCGGACGGGCGGCGGGTATATAGTACACGGAAGCCCAGCACGCCAGGCAGACCGCGGGGCGGACGTCGCGTGGGGCGGTCCAGAGATCAGTTCGATCGAGCGCCGGGACGCTCGCCAATCTCCTTCCCGCAGATTCCACACGAGAGGTCTGTCCGCGACGATGGCCGCCGCGATTCCTGTTTACCGCGCCGATGGCCGACTTTATGATCACGTCACCGAGCGCGCGCTCGAGCGGCTCCAAGCGGCGGGACTCATCGCGCGCGTCGTGCGGCATCGCAAGGGCCACATCAACCGCGCCATTCTCGTTATGCGCCCGGGCGAAGAGCCGCTCCGGCGCACGGCGTATCTGGGCACGCGCTACAGCTTCCAGGATCGGCTCGAGCACGGAGTCTGTTGGGACTTGAAGCGGCTGGGAGGCGAGCGTTGGGGCACCAACTATGCGCCCAACGAGGTGCGGCCCATCTTCTTGCAGGTGGTGACCGATTGCCTGGTGCGGGCCTGAGTCATCTTCGGAAATTCCGAAGATGCGAGGCAATGGCGACCATCCAGCGGGTCTAGTGCGAACAGCGCAGCGGCCGACCAGGTGCATTGCTCTTGACGCGTAGCCGAGCGGATGGCCTGAACGCAACGCCGAGTTTCGAGACGAGCTGCAATCCAATGCCGACATGCAGACACTGCAAACGGGCCGGTTCAGTCGAGACTTGGGGCCGGTACGCTCGCAGTGGGCGGCTGAAAGCCCTCTGCCCGGGTTGTGACGCGGCCAAGGAAGCAGCGCGGCAACGGAATCAGATCGCCAAAGAGGCAGGCTATGAAGGATGGTGGGCCACGCCGGAGTACAAGCGTCAACAGCGTGAAACAGATGCCCTCAAGAAGGGCAGAACACTGCCTCCATATCTGCCGCAGCCCGAACGTCATCGGCAGAGAGCAATGCTCCAAGCGGAACGGCTCGCTGAGCAGATCCGGAGGCGTTGGGCAATGGAGTGGTTGGCGCCGTTCCGGCTGTCTGAGAAGGAGTTGTACCAGACCGATCCTGATTTCCGCGAAAAGGCGAAGGCGAAGTATCGCAGTAGCTATTCCCGCCGGCGGATGTCCGAACGAGCGCGCGTCAAGCGATACAAGGCTGCGCATTGGGATCGAAAGCTGGCGCAGGACGAAAGACGCACGATGCGTCTCCTGGATCACTCCGACGGGACGGCCACGGCAGCGGCGATCGCAAAGCTGAAACAGGACGCCACACGTTGTGCGTACTGCGACTGCCATCTCGGGGAAAAGCAAACGGACCACATGATCCCGCTGGTGTTCGGTGGCGCGCACTCTCTTCGCAACATCGTCATCGTGTGCCCTGACTGCAACGCGCGGAAAGCTCGCCTGGACTACGCGGAGTGGATCGAGCGTGTCGAACCGCAGCATCGGGCGCGCGTGGTTGCTCTGTACCTGGAGAGGTTTTCCCGCATTGCCGCCTGAATCAATTCCTGGGACCTGAAAAAAGACTTTCGGCGGCGGGTGGTGAGGTTGCACAATTTCGCCAGCGTCACGGCTGAAAAAAGGTTGTCACTCAGGTTGTCACTTGCGCTGCTGGCGTATCTGCCGCCGATTGCCGGTCCTTTGTCATGAAAGAGATCCGAGGCGTTGTTGGGTCCGTCACAACTGCCTGGCGCGGACTCGCTGGTTGTCATTTTGTGGTGGTCGGTTGTCACCCGGGGCTTTGATGCCAGCTCGAAACCATGGCTGATTCTCCCTCGCTGCAGCCGCGGTCGCTCGGAAAGATTGCGGTCGCCGCGCCCGGCACGCCCGTCCGGGTGACCTCGGACACTTCGATCCGGGCGCACCGGATCCGGTTCGCTGTCGTGGTGGGCGAGACGGGGCGGGTGTGGCTCGGCGTCGAGGGAATGAACAAGGCGACCGGCGCCGGCGTGGTCAAGGAGTTCTGGCCCACGGGCGCGGGCGGCGGGGTGGCCGACGAGTTGGTGATCGAGTCCGCCTCGGGCGATCTGCGGCCGTCGGACTACTACATCGACGCCAACACCGCCGGCGAGGGGCTGATCGTTGCCTATTGGATCTGGGTTCCGAGCTATGCCAGTTGATCGCGTGACGCCGGCGATGGCGAAGCGGATCGAGTTATGGCCTCTCAAGCGGCTGGTGCCTTATCAGCGAAACCCGAGGACGCATTCCGAGGAGCAGGTGACGCAGATCGCGGCCTCGATTGCCGAGTTCGGCTTCTGCAATCCGATTCTGGTCGACTCGCGCGACGGCATCATCGCCGGACACGGCCGGCTGCTGGCGGCGAAGAAACTGGGTCTCGACGAAGTGCCGGTGATCGTGCTGGATCACCTCGACGAGAACCAGCGGCGAGCGTACTTGCTGGCTGACAACCGGCTGTCGGAGTTGGCCGGCTGGGACAGCGAACTACTGGCGCTCGAGTTGAAGCAGCTGGCGGACGCCGGATTCGACGCGACGCTGGCCGGGTTCGACTCGAAGGAGATCGACGACTTCCTGGCGTCGCTCGAGCGGGACGCGGAGGCTGAAGCCGAAGAAGTTGCCGACGCAGTACCGGAGCCGCCGGTCAAGGCGATCACTCAGCCCGGCGACCTGTGGCTGATCGGTCCCCATCGCCTCATTTGCGGAGACTGCCGCGATCTCGGCGTGATCGCGCGGTTGCTCGATGATCGGAAGGCGAACGTCGTCATCACGTCGCCGCCTTACGCCACGCAGCGGCAGTACGATCCAGCAAGCGGCTTCGAACCCGTGCCGCCGGAGAAATACGTCGCCTGGTTCAAGGACGTCGCCACGGCCATCGAATCGGTGCTTGCACAGGACGGTTCCTATTTCCTCAACATCAAAGCCCACGCCGAGGAGGGCGAGCGCCACACCTACGTGATGGACCTGGTGCTGGCGCACAAGCGCGAGTGGGGCTGGCGCTTCGTCGACGAGTTCTGCTGGCGCAAGACCGATGACGGCGTGCCGGGGGGCTGGAACAATCGCTTCAAGAACGCCTGGGAGCCGATCTATCACTTCTCGCGCGAGCGCAAGATCAAGTTCCGGCCGCGCGAGGTGGCGCACTGGTCCGACGACTGTTTCGACTACTCGCCCGACAATCCGAAGTCCACTTCTGGCAGCGGGCTGCTCGGCACGGGGCCGCGTGGCGCAGCGGCCGACAAAGGCAAAAACCATGCGGCCTGGCAGACCACACGCCGCAACGCGAACGACCTCGAAGGGCGGCACGGCGGCCTGGCGCGGCCGTCAAACGTGATCGAAGCCAAGACCGAGTCCTCGCAGGGGAATCATTCGGCCCCGTTTCCGCGCGCGATCCCGGAGTTCTTCATCAAGGCGTTCTCGGACTCGGGCGACGTGATCTTCGATCCGTTTGCGGGCAGCGGCACGACACTGGTCGCCGCCGGGCTGAACGAACGAGCGGGCTTCGGCGTCGAGATCAGCCCGGCTTACTGCGATGTGATCCTGCGCCGGATGCAGGAGACCTTGAAGCTCACGCCCGTGCATGCGGTGACGGGCGAACCATTTCAATCCAACCCGTGAAGGAG